GTCGAATACTCGCCAGTACGGGAGCCTTCCAAAGCAAGGTCTTGATTCTTACTTTGGTCGGTTAATGCAAGGCTAAGACTTAGAATGCCACACTCGTTGATATGATCTCTGAGCATGGTATTAAAGCCTTGTTGAACAAACTGGAGCTCAGTCGGCTCAATCGTGATAGTCCGTCGTGAAGTACTATTTTTCACAACAGATATCAGCTTTGCAGTACGACTAGGCGGCCTGTTACTGAACTGTTCTCGAAGGTCGACGCAACCCTCAGCACTATACAGTGTATAGTAAAGAGAGTCAAAGCCTAAACCCTCGAGTCTCTCTGAGTAAGAGAGAAGTGCAGACCACTTCTGATTTGCACTAAAAGACTCAGCAACAGCACCCGGCCCGTGTTTGCACCAAAGCTCACGTTCATCAAAGTTCTCGATGTTCGGGAGCATCATAGTGCATATACGATCCAGAATGAATCGCTCTCTCTCATCAAACGGGTCTGATGAGAAACAACGTGTATCACACTGGACAAACTCCTCCTTGGCTTTAAGATCGAGCTCAGAAGCCCGATCAGACGCCAAGGTGAGTTTCTTGTAGAGTAATAACGCCTGTCTTAGATGTCTTACGACATCTATAGGCGCGTTCGCTACAAGTAGCCCGGTGAAACGATCGAACACCTTACAGAACATACCCGAAAACAATTGCGGGATTGTTCCCCCTCTGACTTTACGAAAGCCAGGCGGGCAGGTAAACTTGCCATCACTTAGTCCTCTATCGAGGGCATGGGCGAGAGCAGGTAAGGCAACGGTTAGGAAACCGTTACCCTCGTGTTCGAATCTTCCCTTGAGAGTGTCTTTATCTCTCTCAAGGCCGTCCACGTCAGGATTGAGCTTTCTCACGTCTACGAGAAAGCTTTCTAGGAGCACTATCGGACTTTTCATGAATCACCTCATAGGTTGGTTCATTCCGAGTCCATATTATCCCGAAACACATCACCTTATGTAAGGTGATTCCCCGCCGCATACGCTTCTTTATAACTTTCCACGGCCCAACTTTGAGCCGTGGTCTGCTAATAGAGAAGGGATATGCATATCCTCCAACTAAAATATAGACGTGGGACAGAAAACCTCTTACGAGGGATGCTGCCCACGCTATTATTACTCGGAGGACAGATGTGAATAACCGCATAGAGCCTCCTGTGGTTTTTCGAAACCTCAGGTGACGACATGTAGATCCACATCTCCAGTTCTAACTTTGGAACTGGACAAGTTTGGCGGGTGTAACTTCAGTGTCAAACACGAAGTCCCTTAAAAGTTCCACCAGATCGCCGATTTCGACGTCGGTGAAGCCGAAAGGTGGACGACTGATTGACAGTGATACAGAAGCGGCTTGCTTCTGTGTGAGGCCAGTGTAAGGATTGGTAGCATCCTTCGATTGTGTCACTTTGACATAATGACGGTTGCCAGCCTTTCCAGGAGTGTGCGATATCATGACGGCGTAGGGATTGCCGCCACTGTCGACACGCTCTGTACCATACCCGTCGGATCTGACAACAGCCAGAACCAACTGAGGTGTGGGCGCATTGGCCACAACAGTTACAGGATCGGGTAACATGAACGTCTCCTTAGTGACGATGTGTCAGCCGTGCGAGAAATTCGCACGTCTGCCGGAATCGGTACGATTCAATAGAATCGCACCGAGTATGCTTTTCTGATAGACACTCAGAGTTGAGATGTCCTCAGTAGAGTCCACGTTTGTCACACTGGTGATGTTCTTACGAACTTGAAGCTTGTACTCCATGATCGAGTCGTGCGTAAACGTCCTTGCGGTCGTTATCGTACGGCCCGGATCAGCGGAATCAACCTTCATCGCCCAAGTGCTGTTCGTCTTAGCACTACGTGTGGTAGTAATCTTACCGAGAGTGATTCCGGTAAGAAAACCCCAGTTGAAAACGCTCCGGTCAGTGTTGATTACATCAATCGCTTCGATGTAGTCGCCAAGGCCCGTGAACCAATCAACCAGCCACGTCCACGGAGTTAAATTGTATAAGTCCGTAAACGTGGG